CGAGGACCGCAGAAGATGCCCACCGCCCTGAAGCTGCTCCACGGCGAGACCCGGCCGTCGCGTCTCAACCGCGCGGCGCCCAAGCCCAAGGCCAACCGCCCGGTCATGCCGAGCGACATGGACCTCGAGGCCAAGAAGGTGTGGGCGCGGGTCATGCGCGACTTCGGGCACACCGGCATCCTGACCGCCGTCGACGCCGACGCCTTCCGGGTCTACTGCGAGGCCGCGTCCCGATACCAGAAGGCAGCCGTCGCCCTGGCGCAGTCGGGCCCGCTGGTCCGCGGCCGTGACGGCAACCTGGTCCGCAACCCGCTCCACCAGATCGTCCGCGACAACGCGATCGTCATGCGCGCGTTCGCCCGCGAGCTCGGGTTCGTCCCAGCCGCCCGCGAAGGCCTGACGGTGCGCGAGGTCGTGGCCGACGACCCGCTCGAGGCGTGGGCCGCCCGATGACGACCGCCGATCTGTCCACCCTCGCTCCGCGGGCGCGCCGCAAGATGGAGCCGCCGCCGCCGGCGGACGCCGTGACGCAGTACGCGCTCGACATCCTGGCCGGCCGCATCGTCTCGTGCGTCCTGACGCGCAAGGCGTGCGAGCGGCACGTGTCGGACCTCGCCACCGGGCACGAGCGCGGTCTGCGCTTCGACGTCAAGGCGGCCGAGAAGGCGATCGCCTTCTTCGGTCTGCTCCACCACTACAAGGGCCGCGACGACCTGATCGTCCTCGACCCCTGGCAGCAGTTCGTGGTCGGCTCGGCGTTCGGCTGGATGCGCGCCGACGGCAGCAGGCGGTTCCGGTACGTCTACCTCGAGTGCGCCAGCAAGCAGGGCAAGTCAACGATCGCGGGCGGCGCCGGGATCCTGCTCGCCTTCTTCGACGGCGAGCCGGGCGCCGAGGTCTACACCGCCGCGACCAAGCGCGACCAGGCGAAGATCCCGTGGAACGCCGCGGTGCAGATGGTCCGCAAGAGCGCGAGCCTGCGCAAGGTCATCCAGATCAACGCGGGCAGCCTCAGCCAGACCAACTCGGCCAGCCTGTTCCAGCCGCTCGGCCGCGACTCCGACAGCGACCAGGGCATCAACCCCAACGGCGCGATCATCGACGAGCTGCACGTCCACGCCGACCGCGACCTGTTGGACAACATCGAGAAGGCCGCCTCCGTTCGGCGCCAGCCGATGACATGGAAGATCACCACCGCGGGCGTGAAGCGCGAGTCGGTGTGGTGGGAAGAGCGGCAGGACGCGGTCGCCATCCTCGAGGGCCGCGCCACCGACGACGCGACGTTCGCCATCATCTACACGCTCGACGAGGGCGATGATCCCTTCGACGAAGCCGTCTGGCCCAAGGCCAACCCCAACCTCGGCGTCAGTGTCCAGGCGGACTTCCTCCGCGAGCGAGCGGCCAAGGCACTGCGATCGCCGGGCGCGATGGCGGCGTACCTGCGCTTCCACATGAACGTCCCGACGGCTGTCTCGACGCGGGCGATCGACATCGACGAGTGGAACCGCAACGCCGACGAGCCGATCATCCCCGACAACGTCACGGTCTACGGCGGCCTCGACCTGGCGTCCGTCCGCGACCTGACGGCGCTGATCATCGTCTACCGCGACACCGACCACTACCTCAACGTCGAGTGCCGCTTCTGGTGTCCCGAGGACGGCATCGCCCAGCGGTCGCGCGTCGACGGCGTGCCGTATGCGGATTGGGTCCGCGACGGCTACCTGATCGCCACCCCCGGCAACGTGACCGACTACAACTACGTCGAGGCCGAGTACGACCAGATCGCGCAACGGGTGAACGTGGGCGAGGTCGGCTACGACCGCTGGAACGCTTCGCAGCTCGTCACCAACCTCCAGTCGGCCGGCGCCAACATGGTCCCCATCAGCCAGACGCACGCCGGCCTGGCCGCGGGCTGGCGCGAGCTCGAGAAGGCGATCCTCGAACACAAGGTCCGCCACGGCGGCCACCCGATCCTGCGCTGGATGGCGGGCAACGTCGAGGTCGAGACGGACTCGGCCGGCAACCAGAAGCCGTCCAAGTCGCACAGCAGCGAGCGGATCGACGGCATCGTGGGGCTTACGATGGGTGTTGGTCGCGTGATGGTCCACGGCGACGAGTTCTCCGCTGGGTTCGCATTCGGATGACGCCCGCCCGCCTGGCCGCCCTCCTGATCGTCGCCGGCGCCGTGGTCGTCGTCGTCGGCGTCGCCCTGATCTACCTACCCCTGGCAATCATCGCGGGCGGGCTCTGCCTCGCGGCCCTTGGACTTGACGAGAGGCGGCGCGCATGAGCCTGCTCCGTGACCTGATGCCCGGCCGCTCGGCATCGCGGTCGGTGTACGACTACGGGACGCTCGCCAACGGGCAGATGGTCCCATTCGGGGTCAGTGGTCTCAACCAGACGCTCCTCGGCTCCAAGATCGAGAACGTCGATGTCGGGTACACGAGCCTCGCCATCCGTGCCTACGCGGGCAATCCCGTCGTCTTCGCCTGTATGCGCGTCCGGCGCGACCTGTTCACCGAGGCGCGCTTCGGCTACCAGAACATGCGGGGCGGCGTGGCCGGGGACTTCTACGGCGACCGCGATCGGCCCAACAGCGGCCTCGCGCTCCTCGACCACCCGTGGCCCGGGGCGACGACCGGCGACCTGCTCAAGTACATGATCACGGACAACGACCTCGCCGGTAATGCGTTCATCGCGCGGCGAGGCAGGCGACTCGTCCGCCTGCGCCCCGACTGGACCCAGATACTCCACGGCACGTCCGACCCCCACGGGACGATGTGGGACGCGGACGCCAAGCTGGCGGGCTACGCCTACCAGCCCGGCGGCCCGTCGATGGGGCGGCCCTGGGTCTACTTCGGTCCCGAGGAGGTCGCGCACTTCTCGACCACCCCCGACCCCCTGCTTCCTGTCCGCGGCATGTCCTGGTTGTCGCCGATCCTGCGCGAGATCATGGCCGACGAGGCGATGACCCTGCACCGGCTTAAGTACTTCGAGCACGGCGGCACGCCCAATCTCGTCATCAAGACCCAGTACACCGACCTCGCCAAGCTGCGCGAGTTCATGGCCTTCGTCCGGCAGGAGCACGAGGGGCTCGCCAACGCCTACAAGATGATGGGCTTCACGGCGGGCGTGGACACCACCGTCGTTGGGTCGGACCTCAAGCAGCTTGACTTCAAGGTCGTCCAGGGCGGCGGCGAGACGCGCATCGCGTCCGACGCGGGCGTCCCGCCGATCCTCGCCGGGCTGTCCGAGGGGCTCCAGGGGTCCAGCCTCAACGCGGGGCAGGGCTTCTCGGCCTCGATGCGGATGTTCGCCGACCTCACGATGAGCTCGGCGTGGCGCAACGCCGCGGGTTCGCTGGAGCAGATCATCCCGCCGCCCTCCGGCGCCCGGCTCTGGTACGACATCCGGGGCATCCCGGCCCTCAAGGACGACATCAAGAGCGCGGCCGAGGTCCGCAACCTTGACTCGACAGCCATGCGGACGCTTGCCGACGGCGGCTGGGACCCCGATGCCGTGGTCGATGCCGTGACCTCCGGCGATATGTCCCGCCTCAAGGGCCAGCACCTCGGGACCGTCCCAGTGCAGCAGCAGCCAGGCACCGGCAAGCCGTCCCCCGACGAACCGGCAGAGCCGGACGCCGACGAAGCGGAGGAACCCGCCCAATGAGTGACACCGACCCGGTCATCGAGATCCGCGCGGCATCGGCCGCCCCGACCGTCTCGGGCGAGCCCGCCCGCCCCCGCATCGCCGGTCACTTCGCCCGGTTCGGCGGCCCCGGCAACGAGATCGACAGCATGACCGAGGGCCGCTTCCTCGAGCGCATCGAGCCCGGCGCCTTCGCCCGGACCCTAAAGAACAACGGCGCGTCGATCCGGATGCTGTTCCAACACGGGCGCGACCCGGAGATCGGCGACAAGCCGATCGGCGCTCCCGACGTGCTCCGCGAGGACGCGGTTGGTCCCTACTTCGAGGGCGACCTGTTCGCCAGCGTCCCGTCGCTCGTCGTGGACGGGCTGCGTGCCGGGCAGTACGGCATCAGCTACCGCTTCAGCGTGATCGATGAGGAGTGGGACCGCTCCGGCACCCGCTCGGACGTCAACCCCAACGGCCTCGATGTCCGCACGATCAAGCAGGCCAAAGTCTACGAGTTCGGTCCGGTCACGTTCCCGGCCGATCCCGGCGCGGACTACGCGGTCCGCGCCATCACCCTCGCCGACCTCGAGGCGCCCGTCGTGGAGCCTCAGCCGGAACCCGCACCCGAGATCGGGCTCGTGGCCGAAGCGCCGCACCCCGAGGAGGCCCGCGTGGTGGCACCCCCCCAGTTCCCGCGCATCTCGCGCGCGGACTTCATCACGAAGTTGGAGACCACCCGTGTTCGTCCTTCCTGACATCGCCGAGTGCCGTTCCGTCGAGGACTATGCGACGGCCGTCACCGAGATCAAAGCCCGCATGACCGAGCTGGACGCGGAGGCCAAGGGCCGCCCGTTCGGGTCCGATCAGCGTGCCGAGTTCGCCGCCCTCCAGGACGCTCTCGACAACCCGGAGACGGGCTTCCTCGCCGCCAAGGCCGAGGTCCAGGCCCGCAACGCCTACCTCGCCACGCTCGTGGACGATCCCGAGAAGTCCGAGCGCGCCGAGGTGCGCCCGGCGTTCAACGTCCCCAACGTCCGCACCTCGTCCCAGAGCCACGTCCCGGCGAACCCGTACGACCTCGCCGAGTACCGCAAGCTCACCAACAGCGAGGAGCAGTACGGGCAGGCCCTTCGGGACGGCGCCATGATGGTGACCGATCGCCTGTCCTTCGCTCACCCCAAGGTCCGCCAGGACGTCGCCCGCGAGGGCGTCGAGCGCCTGGTCCGGTCGAACGCCATCCGCACCCCGGACGGCATCTCGCAGGGCGAGAAGTTCGCCCGGCAGCTCCTCATCCAGGACAACCCGGTGTACGCCCGCGCCATCGGCAAGTACATGGCCAACGGCCTCAACGCCAACTTCAGCCCGGAGGAGCGCGGCGCGCTCGCAATGGGCGTGACCACGACCGGCGGCTTCCTCGTGAATGCCGCCTTCGACCCGACGATCATCCCGGCCGGCGCCTGGACGAGCATCAACGCGGTGCGCGCCACGTCCCGCGTCGAGCAGATCGTGGGCACCAACGTGTGGCATGGCCTGACCGCCACCGCCGTCACCGCCACCCGCGACACCGAGGCCGCGGTCACGACCGAGCAGGCGCCGACGCTTGCCCAGCCGTCCATCCAGCCCACCAAGGTCCAGGGCCAGATCACGTTCTCGATCGAGACGGGCGAGGACCGCCCCGACCTCGACACCGAGCTCGCGGTGCTGATCCAGGAGGCCCTCGACACCGAGGAGGAGAGCAGCTTCACCGTCGGCGTCGGCGACGCCATCGGCACCGCCACGAACCCGACCGGCGTTCTCGCCATCGGCGCCACGTCCGGCGCCTTCACGCGCCAGCAGACCGCCGCCGACGGCACCTTCGCCGTGGGCGAC